ACCCATACGGAGTGCTGCCATTTGTTTACGTCAATCAATCCGCTTTTAGGCTTGTTCCAGTGCCAGACACCGACACCATTCGCATGGCTGAATTCGTGCCATCAGCCCTTACTGACCTCAATCTAGCATCGTGTTTTGCGTCGTTCTCGATGACCTACATCAAAGACGGCAATATTGAAAACCCTACTTACGCGCCAAATGCTCTGTGGTTTTTGAAGTCTGATGACCCTGAGAAGGAAGTCCAGATAGGGACACTAAAGCCCGAAGTGGATTATCAAGAGGTTTTAAACCTGATCCAAGCCGAAATGTCCATGTGGCTTGGCTCTAAAGGCATCAAGTCCGGGGCGATCGGGCAACTGACAGCCGAAAGCGCGGCGTCTGGCATCGCTAAACTTATCGCCGAGGCAGACACCTTTGATGTGCGTCAGACTCAAACCGTATCCTACTCAAAGGCAGAGCGCCAACTCTGGGACTTGATCCTACACTACATGCACCCCATTTGGGTGTCCCAGGGCCTCGTAGAGAACACGTCCATATTCACAAGCGGTGCTGCAGTCGTTAGCCGTTTCGCCGTCGTCCCAGTAGGTACGCAACGTCAACAGTTGATCGCTGAACAGCGCGAGGAATACGCGGCAGGGTTTACCACAAGAACACGCGCTATCGCAGCCCTAAACCCTCAGCTATCAGCGCAGCAAGTGGAAGCCCTTGAGGCTGAAATTGACGCCGAGCGCGGTATAGGCCAGGAGCAAAACAATGACGACTCAACAGACGTTCAAGATTGATTTATCCGACTACGAACTGACAAGGGATCAGCGCCGCGAGGTTGCTGATTTGGCTATCGAGCGTATCTATGACCGCTCAAACGAGGGTAAGCACCTAAAGAAAAACTTTAAAGAGCTTGAGCCTATGCCAAAATATAGCGCCGCCTATGAGGCAAGCCTTGATTTTAAGATCGCTGGGAAGAAAAAAGGAGGAAAGCCAGACCTGCAATTATCAGGCGATATGCTGGCCTCAATTCGCTTACTCAAAGATAGGCGCGACGAGATAACGATAGGTTTCCTAGCCAGTGACAAAGAAAACAACGGCAAGGCCGAAGGGAATATGCTCGGCACATACGGAACAAAAAAGCCTAACCCTGATAAGGCACGCCGCTTCCTCGGACTGACCCCACGAGAAATAAAGTTGATCATCCAAGAGGTACAAAATGGCTAGGCAACGCCCCACCGTTGCGATGAAGCGCATTGTGGATAACCTCAAAAAGAATTTTATCCAAGTCGCCAAGGGTACGGCCTACAAGGAAACCGCCCAGTTCGCAGCCGAGATTATCGTCAAGCGCACGCGCCTTGGCTACGGGGTCTTTAAACACCTTGGCCCTCGCGGGAAGTTTATGGCCCTAGCAGACCGCACCGTAGAGGCTCGCAAAAAGATGAAAACCATGGGGATGTTGTCCTCACTGACCACGCCAAAACGCTCAAACCTTACGGCCACAGGCCAGATGCTCGACTCCGTTGACACGGTTAAACGCGGCGACAAGTGGTACATTGAACCCACTGGCACGCGTTCCGATGGCCTTACCAACTACGAGGTCGCAGAGTTTGCCCACAAGGGAAGCCGTAACCGCCCACCGCGGCCGTTCATGAATATATCCGGCGCAGAACAAAGCCAGATCGTGAGATTTTATAGACGGCAGTTCACAGGTTTGATAAAAAAGTTAAAAATGCTAAGATAATAAACAGTCATAACCAAGGATGGGAAACGATGACCGAGCAGCAGAACGCTCCTGTGGAGCAATCTGGTACGCCTGTGGCCACACCAGAGAATCAAAACGACGGCAAGTCAACTATCGCATACGACACGCATCGGAAACTACTCGACGAGAAAAAGAAGGTACAGGCGCAGCTTGATACCCTTTTACGCGAGAAAACCGAGCGCGATGAAGCCGAAGCAAGGAAGCGCGGCGACTTCGAGGCCCTACTAAAGGCGCGTGAGGATGAACTGAGCAAAGAACGGGCCGCCAGGCAGGAGCTAAGCGACCGTATCACTCAGGGAAGAAAGTTGAACGCTGTTATTGACGCTCTGGGTGGTAATGTTGATCAGAAATGGTTGCGACTAATTGACACCGACGACGTAGTTGTCAACCCGGAAACTGGTGAAGTTGATCAAATGACCGTAGCACGAGCGGCTGAGTCGCTCAAAAAGCAATGGCCTGAGATGCTTCGCAAAACCGCAGCCCTGCCTCGAATAACCGAAAGCGAATTTAAAAAGCTATCGGCAAAAGACCAGCAAAGGTTTCGGATGACTGACGTTATTTGGGGTTCTTAAAAACAGGTTTTAAACTTAATTTTTCAAGGAGTGAAAAATGGCATCCATCAATATCGGCGATAACGCATCCCAGGTGATCAAGTATTGGTCTGCACGCACTACTCAACAGCTTCGCGAGAAACTGTTGCTCGGTGGTATCGTTTCAAAAGACTACTCTGGCGAGATCAAAGCACAGGGTGACACTGTTAAAATCTACAGCGTAAACGCGCCAACAGCGACCGTTACAACCGTAGGAACAGCCAACAGCAACGCCTTCACTGGCTCGGCTATCAGCACAACATCCGTTGATCTAAAAATCGACAAGATCGCAACCGCTGCCTATGAGTTTTCTTCTGAAAACGAAATGCTGTCCCTTCTTTCCTCAAACAACCCAGAGGTTATCCAGTCCCTCGTGTTCGCGGTTGAGAAGGCGATCAACAGCCATATTTACAGCGTTATGATCCCCTCCGTTGCGGCTCCTGACCACACCGTGACAGGCGTTACAAACTTCGACAACTCTCAGTTCCTTGCTTGTCGTCTTTTGGCTGACACAGCCAAGTGGAACGACCTCAAGCCATGGTACGCTCTCCTTGATCCTAGCTACTATAACGACGTATTGGCTACACAGACTCACACATCGGCTGAGTATGTATCTGATATGCCTGTATTGAGCGGCAAGATCACAGCGCAGCGGTATGGCTTCAATGTTGCCCTCGATAACTCGCTGAGTACCGATGTTGGTTATCTGTTCCACCCCGATGCAGTTAACTTCGTCATGGCGCAAGACCTCCAGGTCAAAATCTCCGACCTGCACCCAACAGGCAAGCACGGCGTCATGTTGTCCGTGTCCGCTATGTACGGCGCTGCCCTCGGCATCGACGGCGCGAAGAAGTGTATCAAAGTCACCGCAGCTTAATGTGGTAACGGGGGCGGGGTTAACAGCCTCGCTCCCTTTTATTTCTTGAGGCAAACATGATCGCCTTTGATTCTTTTAACCCATACGACACCATGGGATTCATCGTCGGCGCTGATCCGGCTGATTTGATCGCCCAGTTGCGCGCTATTCGTACTCCCATTAAAATTCACTTTATCGTCCCACACGGAACGCGCCAGGTTGCCTATTTCACCGGAGACGTAAACGCGAAAAGGATAACGAGCGATGCCACTACCTCAAAGCCAAAACGACCGCGAGTATCGGAAGTTTAAAGAAACAGGGCTTAACGCCGTTGCCGTCCGCGTATCAGACGAGAACGAGACGTTAAACATCGGCGGCGTTATCACTTCGGTTTCATTAAACTCCACCACATGGACAGCCCTAACACCTACGCCCTTGTCCACAAGGAAAACCGTTGCCGTTCAAAATCAAAGTAACGGCGAGATAAAACTATCCTACAGCAACACAACGCCAGGATATGTCGGTGTTGCCATCGCCAAGGGCGGCGAGAGGGTGTATAATCTATCCGCGGACGTTATGATTTACGGCAAAAGCGCGGCGGGATCAGTCACCGTTATCGTTGAGGAAGTAGGCTAATGCCAAATATTACACCGATACAACCACCAGCGACCGAAGGCGGCGGCGGCGGAGGCGGCGGCGGCGCGTTAGACGATGAAGTGAGTAAGGCGCTCACATATACAGACGGCGTTTTGACGTTTCTATCATCGACCAACGGCACGAAAACCTACCAATACACGGGCGATCAATTGTCTGCTATAATCGCCACAGGCTCATATAAATCTAAAACCATCACATATAACCTAGACGGCAGCGTGAGCGCCGTCACAGTCGCATAACGGAGATAAACAATGTCAGGAATCGCGAAGTCGTCGGCGTTTGAAACGCAATTGCTTGAGTACATTTTCAAGGGCACTGCCTTCCCGTGGGACGCTGCCACTAACATCGTCGTTAACCTTCACACGGCGGACCCAGGAGAGGGCGGAACAACAGCGACAAGCGTAGCAACCTACGGCGCATACGCTCCCGTAGTCGTCTCGCGCTCTGGCGCAGGCTTTGGCGTGACTGGTGCAGTTGCCTCTAACGCGGCCTTGATCCAGTTTCCTACCTGCACCAGCGGCTCCAACGTAATCACACACTTCTCAGTGTCTCCGCAGGGCGATACGATGATCCTTTACCGTGGCGCTCTGTCGGCTCCGCTGACTGTTACGACAGGCGTTAAGCCGCAGGTTGACGTTGGTGCTTTCACAGTTACGGAGTATTAATTGGGCATTTTACGGCAAATCACTGAGACGCTTACAAATGGAACCGAGAATATCGCGACCATTTTTAAGCCGTCTATGGGTACAGCCCAAGTGGGGTGGGGGGACGGCGGGCCTTCATCTGGTACGCCAAAATATCAGCCCTACGTCGGAACGCCCTTGGTCTTTACGCCTATAGTGTACTCTGGCGGAAACGGCGTGTGGCTTGGTGATACCGACTCGCTCCTGCGCCTTGAAGTAGTAACAACAGTGACGGCGGGGATATCGTATTTTTATTTATGCGATTATGTCGGTTTTTACCCTAAAATCGACCTTGAAGATGAGACTCCGCAGGTGATGGACAACACCCTCACCATTCCACGCTATACAGACGGCAAGGGTTTGGTTGCTTTTGTCACCGTCAGCGTTTTGACGGGAGCTACTAACGGGGTTATACAAATAAACTGGACTGACGAACGCGATCAGGCTCGCGTGACAACGTGCGCTATCAAGCCAAACAGTATTACCGGGACAATCGCCTCAACGCGCAACGCGTCGCAGGCTATTCAATCCACGACGCCGTTTATTTTAAACAGCGGGGTAAAAAGAGTTGATAGTGTTCTATCGACCACTCAAGTTAACGGTTTCGTGGATATTGTTTTATGCAAACCTCTCGCCACAATCAGCGTACCGGAGTCGGGTATCGTCGCCGAGAAATCATTTATTCACGACATGGGTTGTATGCCAACCTTTGAGGCGGGTGCTTATTTAAACCTTGTCTATAGCCGAAACGTAACGGCAAGCCTTTCGGCTACGGTTGCGACAATTACAACAGTAAAGGGCGGGCAATGATAACCTCATTTGACGACCTTATTACGAATATGTACCGCGGAAATTTCTTTCGCTCGGACTTTGATTTTTCCAATACAAACGCAGGAATTTCGGGAGGGCGATGGGCTGAACTAATGACCGTACCAGATGGCAGCGGCGTTATCAGCGTCCCAGTAAAAGACGGCGGAACGTCCAAGTCATTTGTAACAACAGCAGAAAGCCAGTTCATTGAACATTGCGGCAGCGTTGCGCCAGCCAGTAAACACTTGATAAACGGAGTCGTTTACTCACACAATTTTATATCTGGGACGATTATTATTGTGGACGTTCTCGGCTACTATCCGGGCATAAACGTGAATTCAACCACGACTCACACGTTTTCTGGCTCTGTTCCGACTCGGTACACCGAAGGCGTCATGGCCGGGCTATATATAACTGACGTTGCAACATCACTAACAGGCGCGGCGTCCTTGACGATGACATATACGAATAGCGACAACGTATCTGGGAGAACCGTAACACAAGCGGCTCTGACTTCGCCGGGAGTTCTTCAAACATGGGCAGCAACACCTTACTTAAACTTTGCCAGTGGCGACAAAGGTATAAAAAGCGTTCAATCGTTACAGTTTACTAGCGCAATGGCAGGAAACGCCACGGCCACGCTGTTTTTGTTTAAGCCAATTGCGACGATACCCATGGCCACAACAGCCGTAGCGTCAGAGCGTGACTTCGTTAACCAGTCGCCTTACATGGCTAAAATTGCCGACGACGCTTGCCTGAGCGCTCTATACCTTGGTAACACAACCACGACGATTGGTAGTTCAATCGTCGGCTCACTCGAATTCGCTTGGGGGTAATAAACCGTGACGATTACATCTTACGACGCATTAATTTCAGCAATGACCACAGGTCAAACATCGCGCTTTGACTTTCAAAAGATCACCGGAGCGGGTGCTTACACCGCCGGACGTTGGTACGAGTTTACGTCACTCGCCGGATCACCCGTGGCAAACGCCTTTACAGGCACAGCCTTGAACTGGCAGGTTTGCAATGGCTCGTCGGCCTTTGGAATGTATAACGGCGGCGACGTGTCGCCGTCCAAGAAACACTTGGTAAACATTTCCGCGGTAACGGCAGCGGCCACAGGCGTACCGTCTCAGCTTATGCTCGTTGACTTGCAGGGCTACTATCCTGGTATCTCCATGAACTCGGCGGTTGCTCAAAACCTCGTCGGCTCTCCGGCTATGAGGTACACCCACGGCGTTCGCGCTTCCCTTGCTATCACAACGGCGTCAGGAGCCACGGCACACAACTTGTCAATGTCCTACACAAATAGCGACGCGGTTGCTGGTAGGTCACTCCCTGTCACCGTAAGCTGTACGGCCTCGGCGATCGTCGGCCACATTACACACGCAGGCGTTACGGCAAACAACTACGGCCCATATTTACCACTTGCTAGCGGTGATAAAGGTATATCAAGCGTTCAATCCGTCACCTTGTCGGCGGCTTCGGGGTCTGGAGCGGCGGCGTTGTTGCTTTATAAACCGTTGGCCACTATACCGCTGACAACCACAAGTGTGGCTTCTGAACGTGACCTTGTAAACCAGTTGCCTTCGCTTCCTGAGATCAAAGACGACGCGTGCCTTGTGTGGCTTTACTTCGCCGGGGCCGCAACGGCTGCCGCCAGCAACTTCGTAGGGCACACCGAATTCGTTTGGGGGTAATCCTTGCTTAAAATAAACCAACGGCTTCGACACGGCAACCCGCTCAGGCACAGAGGCGGCGGACCGGCTATGGAGATTTTGGACTCCAATAAAGCCGATATGCGTAACCAGTACGGCGTATTCGAGCGGTTTAGTTCGATGCCACAAGGTTTTAGGCCACCCACTGTGTGGCTTCTCGCGCCGAGTGACGGGTCGATTTCCTCGTTTGAGGAAGCTGTAGGCGGCGCAACGGCGGAAATGTCCATCGTCAACGCGCAGGAAATGACCGTAGCCGTTGAGGGCGGTGCGGTTGTCTCCGTTGTCGCCTCTGGCGTAGCCTTTTTGACGCTCGCTAGTGAAGGCGGTGCTGAGGCGAACGGGTCAGTTGCGGCGGTTGGTTCTGTTATCGTTGCCGTTGAGGGCGGCGCTGTAACATCGTTCTCTACGCTTGCGACACTGCCGATTGTAATGACAACAGAAGGCGGTGCGGTTGCCTCTTTAAACCCGACTAAAATCGTGTTTATCGACGGCGCAAGCCTGACCGACGGCTCTCTAAGCGTGACAACGATTGCCGATGGGGTCTGGGCGCATAGCTCTGGGAAGTTCGTTAAAAACAACGCGGGACTTGTCCCCGCCTTGCTCTAAGAGGTGAAAAGTGACAGTCAGTCTCGTTACTCAGCGCGTAATCTATAACGGCACGGATATCTCCGTTGCCATGGGTGACTACCGAAATCAGCACGTTGTCGTCAGTTATAACGCTGGTGAATATTTCTACATCGGCACAAGCGTACCGTTCAATAATATCTGGATGCAGTTAAACCCCGTAGCAAACCACACGCCCGGAGCGCCTATTATCCAAGTTTGGTGGGGTAAAGCGTGGACTTCTGTCGTTGATATCATCGACGGAACCGACCAAATGCAACAAGCCGGGCGCATATCGTGGGCGCTTGATATCAATAAGGGCTGGGACATGGAGCAAAAGAGCGCCGACGTTGGCCTCACGGGTACGTCAATCTATAACCGCTACTGGCTTCGCATGAGCTGGGCAGCCCACTACAATAGCCAGCTTGATTATATCGGCCAGAAGTTTAGCAGTGACGCTATGCTGGAAAGTATGTACCCCGACCTACTTCAGCCCGCGATCCTTGAGGGCTTTAAAACTGGAAAAACCACCTGGGATGAGCAACACTTCATGGCAGCCGATGCCATCGTCAAAGAGATGCGCAAGCGTAACTTTATTCTCGGCGCTGGCCAGTTGATGGACTGGACTGTTTTTGAGGAAGCCTCGTGCCACAAGGTTGCAGAGATCGCCTATCAAGCCTTCGGCGCGCCTTACAGAGAACACGCTACAGAGGCTAGGAAGCGTTATAACGAGGAACTAAACTCACGTTGTTTCGTTATCGACAGTAACGCCAACGGCCACATTGAGCCGATGGAAACAACCGACCGTCAGGGGTGGTTAACAAGATGACTAAAATCGCAGATATTTACGATGCTATAATCACAACGCTAGGCACAGAACTACCCGCGTTTAAGCGCGTACCAAACCCCTACAGCCTAGACGAGAACACGGCTATTTTACTCCGCAAGGCGTATGGCCTAGCTATCGGGGCGGGCACTAATACCAATAGGTATGTTGGCTGCCTTACGTCATGGGAGCGTTCCTATACGATTGGCCTTGTGACGCAGGTCGTTAATACCGAGAACGACACCCTTGGGCGTGCGCAGGTGGAGAAGGACTTGATTGACGCTCACCGAGCCGTGTTGCTGGCGTTTGAAAGTGACCCGACCCTGGGGGGCATTTGTATTAAGGCCGTAGTCGATAGCGACGGCGGCATAGAGTACATTCAAGGGGCACAGGCCAAGTACCTTGCCCTCGAAATCAGTTTGCGTGTAGAATATCAGGAACCGACCGCTTAATTTTAGAACAATTAAATATATTGAAGGGGGCCAAGGATGGCATCAATTCAGACCAGAAATAGCGTTCTCGCTATCGTCAAAGAAACCACGGAAGGAACGCCCAAGGCTCCAACACTCGCAAGCCAATATATCGCACTCCAGGATAATTTTGAGCTTTCCCCGAATTTCGACAACCTCGAAAATAGCGAACTACGCGCGTCCATAGGCCGATCAAAGTCGATCACTGGAACAGAGTCTCCATCCGCTTCCCTGTCTCATTACTTCCGCGCGTCTGGCGTAGAGGGTCAAGCCCCTGGTTACGGGCTTTTGCTTGAGGCGTCACTCGGCAGCGAGTCCGTTGCTTCAACTGAATACGACACAGTAAGCGGCTCCACTACTTCGCTTATCAAAGTAGGCGTAGGCGAGGGCGCTAACTTCTCCCGCGGCCAGTCTTTGCTTATTAAAGACGCAACAAACGGCTACCGGGTGCGGTTTAACCTCGGCCGATCAGTTTGCTATAAGCCCGCTAACGACAGCCACCCGACGCTCACCCTGTGGCACTACCTCGGACAAGGCGGAGCGTTGCAGGCCATGGCAGGCTCCCGCGTAACGTCGGCAAGTTTCGACATTTCAGCGGGTGAGTTGATCAACGCCAGCTACAGCCTGGAAGGCGTAGGATACTACTTCGACCCGATCGAGGTTGTCGCGGGATCAAACGTTATCCACTTCGATATCGGCGGATCGCCACTTTCAGCAACAATCCCCGCGCAGCTTTACAAGACACCAATTGAACTCGCTGACGCCGTTGCCACTGGAATGACCGCCGCCGCTGGTACAACTATCGGCTGCACTTACAGCAACACCTTAGGCAAGTACGCCGTAACAAAAGCATCCGGCACACTGGCAATCGACTGGGCATCCTGGGCCAACAGCATCGGCGCAACTATGGGCTTCACCGCTGACGACACAGGCGCGCTCGCCTATACTTCTGACGTGGCCCTTGATTTCTCAAGCCCACAAAACCCTTCGTTTGACTCTGCCGATCCACTGGCGGCCAAAGACAACGAAGTTATGCTGGGCACACAAGACGAGTATGCTTGCTTCAAAGCGTCCACCGTCAATATGACAATAGACACGCCGAAGGCTGATATCCCAAGCGTATGCGCTGCCTCTGGTAAGATCGGCTCGATCATCCAAAGCCGCGAGGTAACGATCACCGTCAGCGCGTTGCTTGAGCAATACGACGCTAAACAGTTCGAGCGTTTCCGCAACGGCACAGAAGTAAAATTCCAGTACACCGCAGGCCAAAAGTCTGGCGGCAACTGGATCGCTGGCAAGGTCGCGGCTCTCTATTCACCAACGGCAACAATCTCGGCGTTCTCTGTTAGCGACGCCGATGGGCTTGCCCAGCTTGACCTTGAACTGAAAGCGTTTGTTAACGCTAACGGCGAAGGCGAAGTGTACGTTGCATTTAACTAAGGATTTCTATGAAAACAATTAACTTTGTTCCGGCTTGTTGTAAGGGTGAAGGCGCTACTCATGAGGGTAGCGTCACCCTTCGTCTGCCTACGTTTGATGAGAAGTTCGATTATATCGAGCAAATGTCGGTCATGGCAAACGACGCGGGCGAGATTGAAAAAGACGTGACTATGTCAAAGCTGCGGACAATTCGCGCGCTGGTTAAGCTGTCACAGCCTCATTACGTTGAAGTTTCCTTGAAAAACAAGGCAACAGGTGACGAGATGAAATCGTTTGACGACCTCCAGTATAGCGACGAAGGCCACGCCGTTTTGATGGAAGTCGCCGGGCAGTTGGTTCACGGTTTTAAAGTGGGAAACGGCTAAAGGCTGCCATTCGTACACAAGCGCGAGCGGCCTACAAAGGAACGAGCCTTGTCAACGAAGCAGCCCCGTTTATCGCGGAATACTCACAACGTAAACGCCTCGCAAAACTCGGTTATGTGACTAACATGGCCGAGCTATCTGCGCTTAAAGCTGAGATTTTTGGTATAATCGACGTTGAACTAGACAAGTGCCAAGCCGACGAGATGAGGTCAAAACATGGCAGAAGATAAAGTCACGATATTAATTGACGTTGACGCCAAGGACGCGCAGGCCGCGATTGAATTGTTTGGCAAAGAGTCGGCGAAGGTACTCCAAAAAACAGAGAAACAGGGTGATTCTCTTTTTAAAACCCTAAAAGGAGCGGCTGGACCTGTTACCGCTGCCCTGGCGACCATTGTCGGTGCATATCAGACACTATCAAACGCAATCGAACAAGCGGCCGCCGACGCAAAACTTACGCGCCAAATAGAGGCGTCACTACGCGCGACGGACGAGGCCAGCCAGGAAGCGGTCACATCCGTTTTAGAGTTCGCCGACGCCATAAAAGAAACGACTGGCCTTAGTGATGACCTCGCTAAAGAGACTTATATCACAGCCAAATCGTTCGGCGTCACGTCTGAGGAGGCCAAGAAATTAACCAAGGCAGCCATTGACCTCGCCGCCGCCACTGGCGTTGACGTTGAGACGGCTGTAAGGCAGTTAGGTGGAACGCTTGACGGGTCTATAGGTAAGGTTGGAAACCTCGGAGCGGAGTTTAGAAACCTTACCGAAGCGCAATTAAAAAGCGGCGCAGCCGTTGACCTTGTTGCTCAGAAGTTTGGCGGGTCGGCAGCAAAGGAACTAGACACGTTCTCAGGGGCGTCTAACCAATTAACAAACGCATGGGAAGATTTACTCAAGGCAATAGGTAAACTCGTCACAGAATCAACCGTTATAATATCCTCTATCAAAGGTATAGCGGGTGCAATTAAGTTTCTAGGCGACAGCGTTCTTTCAAACCCTATCAGTAAAATAAACGACGATATCAAGACGGAAAAAATCAAGCAGATGATTTCCGTTATGGAGGACGCTGGTAAACAGTCGAAAGAAACCTCGGTAAACTTCGCCTCTATCGTTGCCGAAACAAATAAAATCAATCAAAGCACGACAAAAATAACCAACTTTGCCGACAGAATTGAGCTTATGGGCAAAGCCGCCGACACGTCCGGAAAGCTGACAGGCAAGGCCCTAGAGGAAGCCACTAAAAAAGCCAGAGACTTGGCCGACGAGGGCAAGAAGTTTAAGGAAGGAATATTCTCAGGGTTCGGTGACGCTGCCGAAACAGAGGCGGCCAAAGCACAGCAGGCTTTACTCAAATCATTTGAACTTGAGAAAAAGGGCGCGCTTTCGAGCAAAGAGGCTTATAATATACGCCTAAGAATTGCGACGGATTTCAACGCCAAACGAGTTGCGGACGCTGAAAAATCAGCTAAAGAAGAAGCCGATAAAATTGAAAAGACGGCGGTCGAGGCTAAGGCTGAAATAGAAAAAATAGCTGCAAGCCCTGTTACTTTTTTTCTTGAAACAAATGCAGGTGATTTTCGTGGCGCTGGCGTGGCTCTGGCGAGCGCGT